ATTGCTATTTAGTGTATCAGTAGTTTGTTTGAGAGAATACAGAGCCGCCATACTGGCAGCCTTAGAAGCATCGTTTACAATCTGGCTTACCACGTCAGTTTTTAACAGCAATTTATTGGCCACCCTATCAGCAATCGCATTGATAAGCAACTGCACTGTGGAACTTCCACCTGTTGCGCCAACCAGCCCCTGAACGTCTGTGGCACTGATTAAGTTTGCTGCATTGGGTCCGGCCGCACCGGTATCCCCCTTATCGCCTTTATCACCTTTGTCACCTTTCGGCCCGGTTGCTCCTGTGGCTCCTATATCTCCTTTGTCTCCCTTTGCTCCGGTGGCTCCTGTTTCTCCCTGAATTCCCTGTTCTCCCTGTGGCCCTAAATTAGTACCTGCATACACCCATTTCGCCACCGAAGCGGCACCGGATACCGTACACCGATATACCCGTCCCCTATCTGCTCCTGTGCTCGTATTTTGGTAATAATCGTTCACAAGGGCTGCTGTAACTCCTGATCCGCTAAATATTGTGGCAGTTGTACTTGTGCCAGTTATCCCGGTTCCGTTATACCAGAGGCTCCCGCGCTGACCAGTATCTCCCTTTGCACCGGTTGCACCTGTGGCTCCCGTTGGCCCCTGAGCTCCGGTATCTCCCTTTGGCCCAATTGGCCCCTGTGGCCCGATTACTGAGCCTAAATCTAATTCAACAACAGCCATATTATCCTCCTAACCTCACAATAAAATGCCCTACTTCATTAATGTACACTGGCGGTAGATCTGCGGAGGCATCTGAAAACAGCATATACAAATGTCCGTTTTCCCGGACTTGAAAGGCATAGTTTCCGTTTGCCTGCGTCACCACGGCATCAGACCCTCTCTCCCCCTGTTTACCCTGCGGTCCCTGTATTCCTTGAATTCCCTGTGGCCCCTGTGGTCCTGCGGCTCCTGCGGCACCCTGATTTCCTTGTGGCCCCATCGGTCCCATCGGTCCATTAAAATACCCATTCATAAGCAGAGTGTTAAACTCTGTCAAGGTTTCATCTACACGGCCTCCGGCTGCGGCTATGTCCGTTACGGCCTCGTTTGCAATTACTTCCGTCTGATCCCGGAAGGTCTTGGCATTGTTCTGATATTGAAGAGCCGCATCTCTGGCGGTCTGAGCGTCCAGCATATATTGCCGTAGCTCCATCTGTATGGAAGCGTCCAGTTTAGCCATTGTGACAGAGCCGTCCACTATCTCCGCCGTAATGGTACGTTTCAGGATTTTCATGGAAATTGTGGCAGTACTATCAACGGAATAGACAAACCGGGTAAGGTCAATTACCTTCTGCGTACCGTCTGCCAGTGTGAGAACAAGCTCGTTATCATCATTAATATCAAAGTTTGCGACAACCTTTTCAATAGCCAGGTCATAAGTTGCAACAGAACCATTCTGCTGAGTGACGGTTAAGATACCTGTTTCAGTATCCAGGGTAATTTCTTTTACCAATGTGTTGACCAAAGAAAGCTCCGCCTTTTTAGCATCTAACTGAACAATTCGGTTATCTGCCTCTTTGATACCCCTATCCATATAATTCAAATTTGTTTCATTAATCGGAGTACTTTGATTCGGCAAGTTTAGCCAATTCCTTAGGGTATGAAATGGTTGAAACGCCATTATCCCTCACCCTCTTTCTTTTCAGGCTCGTTAATTTCTCCGGGCATTCCTGAATCCAATACTTGGGCAATGGCCGTCACCTGATTGGCATTCTGAATCCCTGTTATGGTAATGGCATTCAGCATGTATTGTATCTGCATCACCTGTTCCTCAGTGAACGTGATTACTTTTTTCAAGGTGTTTCCTCCTTTCGACATACAAAAAGAGCGGGGAATAAATCCTCGCTCTCTGCAATGTTTAATTAATTATTCGTGATTTGTGCTACGTCTTGTATCCATGCTCCGTCAGATCCTACTGTGTAGCCATCTGGTGTTGTTGTGTCATGAAGCATATAGCAGTATTCATCAAAATAGTACCACTTCCCATCGGTATCCTGAAACCATGTGTTTTGCAAAGCCCGTCCTTCTTCATCAAGATATAGCCATGCTCCATCATACTCACGATGATACCATTCATTCTTTATTGGAAGGTAATCGTCGTTCATTATTTGCCATCTTGGCCGTGTTTCTCCATCGGCTAATGGTCTACGATCTTCTGCAAAGGCAGTAATATTCAAAGAAAAAACCAGCACAGTCAGAACGATGAGTAAACGTTTTATTTTCATGTTTTCACCCCTTAATCGTCTTTTTCACATAATAACATAATCTATTATATTATGCACCCACCAGACAAATTAAGCCCCAGAATTTAATATTCTGTTATATAAATAGTCAAGAGCCTCAAACAATGTGTATGTTGACCACCAGTTATTTCCAAACAATTCACAATCCCCATTAATCTGCCCCGCATTAATAAATGGAGTTTCCAGGTGATGGTCAGACAGTATAGTAGTTCCTGCTTGGGAACTTAAATTTATTGCCGCATATTTTCCGAAAGGGCCTCCCTGTGCTGTTTGAATAGCTACAGATCCATCGGTAGAGCGTAGCAAGTTACTTCCGTTAGCACTTACATAATAATCACCAAATCCCACAGCACCCCCGTTGGCATAAAATGTTTGAGATTCCAGATTTCCAGTGAAAGTACCATTAGTAGCAACAATGTTCCTACAGGTCAGTTTCCCATCACTGGTCATGCTGGAATAGTTAGATTCCCACGACAACCGGTTTGTTTTAATAGTGACGGCATTTGGTTCCACCGACAACTGAGAAGAAACTTCACCCTTGCTAACCTTTAAGGCGATCTGGCTCGCCGTCTGTGTAAACCGGGAATTGGTATCATTGGTGAGGTTAGTAACTGATGTGGCAATCTGATCTGCCCTAATGCTTAATGATGCTTCTGACTGCTTTGCCCTGGTAATTTCTGCAAGGATCTGTTCAGCGGTAATAGCGAACTTTGCTTCGGTTTCTGCTTTCAGGTCAGTTACCCTTACGGATACTTCTTCCACAGACTTTTTAATAACAGCTGCCTTACCCTCGAGTTGAATAATTTGGTCACCAAGTCCGAAACTCTGTTCCCGCTCAATACTTCCTTGAGATTCATAGGTATCCATCATGCCCTGAATACCTTTCATGGTACGCTTAAGGCAGTAAGTTTCAATTACATCATCGGTGGTATAGCAAATAATGCCATCTCCAACCTCCACCCATGGCAATGCCGGGCCTACTATATGACTTGGTTTATATATCCTCATGGATATCTGCTCATATACCGTAGCTGCAATTGATGGAAGTTCTTCTGCTGACTTACCATAAACTAAGTAATTCCCCTGAATAATATAGCAATTTTTCCCCGGCCCGTAAGAAATCCCTACATCACCTTCTTCCTGCCGAATCTGCACCTTGTTAAATGGACTTGTTACAAAATCCTCATAATAGGTTTCAGACTGTTTGTACCGTGACAAATTTTCTGCGTTGGTCATTTCTGATGGAAACAAATCATCAGACGGATATAAAGTCTCTGACGGAAACAAACCTGAAAAACCCAGAAATTTATATGTAAGCCGGCCGATCTTATCAAAGTTTCCGAAGCAACCATTTATTTCACAGATGGAAATTAAAACTTTACGGCCATCCAACTGCTCCGGATCAATGGTTTTTGTAATCTGCATATCGTCAAGAGGCAATATCACGGCGATCTGAGTAACGCCGACATACGCGCACAGTGAATCCCGAAACTGTTTTAAGGTCATGGGAAAGGTCAATCTCTGGTACCAGTCAGCCACGTCAATATCAAAATTCAGCATACGATCATAGGCAACAATTTTCTTACGCCGCCTATCAGCTTGTTCCCGAATAAAGCTATCTACTTTGTAAACCCCCATAGCCATTTCATAGCCACCAACCTCAACCGTAAGTATAAATTCTTTCCCGGTCAGATCTAGTAGTACATCAGCCACCACTATCTCAAACTGTGTTGAATTACATTCTCCAAATTTCAAGTCCGGGCTTGCACATAAATTTTCTTCTATCGTAAGGGATTCGGATATTATCTGGCTATTATCAATAACATATATTGGCTCCTGGTCAACCGGTAATGATTCTTTATGAAAAAGAGCATCTTCCGGGAGATTAATCTTCCCATCATAGAACCGAAGCTTCAGATGCCTTTGTGTGGCAGCACTTAAATTATCTGCTCGGTACAAGGCTTTAATTTCTTCTGGAATATTCAGCAAAGCATCGACCTCCTTAATATTCGGTTAAAGTTATCTTAATCGGTTTGTAGAGTATATCCTTTCTTTTCTCATCAACATTTACAATCTCATACGGAATATCGGAAATATAAAACGCCCCCGCTTTATACGAAGACGTATTGGGATTCCAATATTCAATTTCACATTTAACACGGACGCCTTTAGGAACAAACCCGTTCAACCTGTCAGCATCTCTCAATCGCAGATGCGTGGTGGAAAATTCGATGGACGTAGCTGTATGCGGCAATACGTTTCGATGTAGTTCTCCGCTTCCATCTCGGTAGGGATCCAGGTCCATTATCTGGTCTGGTGTGCACTTATATGATTCCAGCGCAATTAATTCATTGGGAAACACTGTCCCATTTATCTTTAATAGCCAGCCTTCAAATGCCACTCTCCCACCTCCAGACACGCAAAAAGCACCATCTCTAAGACAGTGCTTCTTTTTTCATTCTATACCACAATATCATTTTAACATATTAGATATGGGAAATGTGGGAATTATATTTCTTTTAACTTTTACCTTGGAATATTGTTACTGCTCTAGCTTTTTTGTCAAAGCCTAATTTCTCCCATATCAATTGACTCGTTTTATAATCTTTAGAGCCGAATGTATAATAATGATCATATACCATCAGTCTCAGTAAATTAGCGGAGAAGATATTGGAATTATTCTTCAATTCATCATATTCCTTTATAATATTACTGGAATTTAAAATACCAAATTCGTTTAGATACGTTGCATTTTTTATTAAATCGAACGAAAGTATACCATTTAATCTACTGCCAGAGAGTAAAGAAATTAATGCCTCATTTGATATTGCAGCTGCTAATCTTCTAATCATACAATATGTTAAAATGCCAAAAGTATTATCTAACAATTTATTTACTAATGCGGCTTGGCTTTTTAGGGTATTAAATAATTCCTCTAATCTTTCGTCTTCAATTACCCCTTTATTATCCTTTAGTTTTTTCTCGATTTCTGTATATGCTACTTCTATTTTGTTATATAACATATTACGTACAAATGTAATTGTCCGCATACCCAAATTATGAATGTTAGTTAATATGTCTTCCTTTATTGTACCAACGATAGTACCTGGGTAATTTTTTAAAATTTGTCCTAATACATCAATTGTCTTTAGAGCGTTTGATAAGTCAATCATTTCACCATCAATATTTGGTTGTGTTTTATTCAACGAACATGTACTTTTATCCCCTTGCTTTTTTAAATCTTGCTCCCTTTTTTCTTTTATGTCTAAAACATGATCTTGTCTTTTTTCAAGTTCCTTTTCAGGAATTAAGTTAGAATCTATAAATTCACTGATTTCCAAGTTAATAGATTTATGTTTTGTAAAATCAAAAATCTCCTTATTGAGAAGTAAATTCTTTGCATTTTCAAGCACACTATTAATAACAAATATATTTTTGGTTAGGTGGCATAAAAATATCATTATATCTCCACACCGCTCATCATATAGTGTTTGAGACATTTCCTTTATAATAATTTCTACATTTGGATTTTGGATATTATTAGCCATATATTTAGCAGTATAGTAATAATGAATATATGGATACTTATATGAAATAAGACCATCGTTATTTTCTAACAATTCAACTTCACAATACTTATCTAAATATAGTTCAGTATTTGCATCAGTATAGTACATCCTATTATATTTAGTTATTAATTTTTCAAAATCTTCTTTAGATATCGTATTATCCTTATGATCAAGCATAAAACTAGCCACTTCAATAAGAATTCCTGATGCTATATCTTTATTAACGTATTTAGATGACTGATTCATTTCTAATATGGCACGCATTATCAAAAATTCGTACAAATATCCATAACTACTTTTATCTTGAGTAGTTTCTGTAGTATATTCTAACTGCTGTAATATTATTAAAATGTAAGATGGAATACACGGCATATACCCATTTCCTTTTAATACGTCAATCGTCTGTTGTGCTACTTCTATCTTCTTATTTATGTCATTTTCATTTATAATTATATCATCTTCTTTCATAAACCACTTTTTTATTAATGAATTCCTTTTTTTAGGTCCAAGTTCACAAATACTGCTTTGTATATATTTGCTATTTTCGTCACTCAAAGTATCTCCTAAAATTTCAATCTCATACAAATTATTCGATAGTGTAATAATATATTCATAAAAATTATCAAAATATTTTAATATTTCTTCTTTATTTCTTCCACATTTCTCAAAATTGTCTAATATCAACATTTTCTTTTTTATAGGCAATTGTCTATAATGACTTAGAGCTTCCCTCCCATACTCATTCGTTATATTGCTCCTTTCTATTTCCATTAATGATTTATTAGATGTTGAACTTAACTTATCACAATTAATAATTAAAGGATAAATATCGTTTTTAATATAATCGTAACTAAGCATTTTAGCTAGCGCAGTCTTACCTGATTTCGATCCGCCTGATATTGAAATATGTTTCTGTTCTAATATGTAAGTTTTTAATTCTTCCCCTTTTATAGTAATAATATCTTTGGTTTGTCTATATATATTAGCATTTTCTTTAAATACTTCTATATCCGGATAAATATAAAGATCTTTTAGAAATATATCCCTCCTATTAGGATTATTAACATGCATATCGAATGTATTAATATAATTTTGATAATCTTTAGTATAATACAAATATCTAATTTGCGTATTACAAAAATCTTTATCAATCTCATTTTCTTTTATATAGATTTTTTCGAGATCATTCCACTTATAAATTTTTGCAATAAAATTAGCCTCATCTACAATATTTATTATAAATCCACTTACAGAAGGTTCTCCCCATTCTTGCAAAACCTCACCATATTGAGCATTATATTGTGATTCTCTGGTTTGAATATTTTCATTTCTCCCTACATGCTCATGTCCTACTAACACAATATCTGATTTATTTAAGACCCACTTATTAAATGCAATACGTTCATTCGGATTCATCCAATTAGATGGATGATGATACATTGTAATATTTAATCCATCTTCCCTTTTTATTTGAGTATATTGATTTTCAGGTATAAACAGTTCACCAACAACCTCATGATATCTAGTTAGCCAAGCAGTATTTAAAATATTAAGGTATATAAGATCAGTATTTAAAGCAAGTTTAAATTTTTTCAACCAAATAGTTTCATAAATTACGGATACATTTAGCGAATTTAAATTGTCAATTTTAAAAGTCTCGCTAAAGTCATTAAAGTTGTTTTGTTTTACGCATAATTGCTGTGATAGGTAATCAAACTCTGTCTTAGTCATATTATCTCTTTGCTGAATAATTCTATCTCTTCTTATATCATCATCCATATTTATATTAGAATCAGAAAAATCACAATCATGATTACCAGGTGCAAAAAAATAAACTGTAGATATATTTTTGCTACTTTTCAATTTTTCTTGTATTGTGACAAAAAAATCTAATGCTATTTCATATTCTTCACTTTGACAAGATTGAGCAATATCCCCTGTGACTAAAAAAATAATTAATTCATTTTTTAGACAATCTTCTAAAATAGCATCACATATGGCATCTTTCTTTTCCGAGATGTAATTATTGCTGTTTTTAAAATGAATATCACTTAAGTGACAAAACGTAAATTTCATATTTTCTCCTCAGTTCATTAAAATTTTCATCAGTTATTTTTCACGTATTAATATATTTAATTTAAAATCAAATAATTATTAAAATAATTCTAGCATTAACCAAAACGATTTTCAACATTATAATAATTAATTCCTTAAAGAGCTTAACCAATATACTGCTTTACTTATTTGTAATTAGCCTTTCTACGAACTTATCAATCTTCTTCTGAACAGTCGTCCTTTCGTAATTAAAATTCTTAGCAATCTCCTCATAGGACCAAAGTTCAATATATCGATAATATAGAATCTGTTTAATTTCAACCTGCTCCGGTCCCAAATTTTCAAGAAAGCACTCTATTTCCAATTTCATATCCTCAAAAAGCTGCTCATTGCCTTTCAAATCAATCAGGAGCTGCCGGACGGCCTTTTCTCTTTCCTCATTTGATTTCAGGTTTGCACCCGAAACCACGAAATGGCATTCTGTATAAGGGTGTTGCTTCAAGGAACCTTTCACAATCCCATATTCAGAAGTCAGCGGATTGCTCTCATAGTACTTTATCCTGCGCCTAAGGCGCTTAATTTCGGATTCCAGATATGTATAAGTAGCTAAATATTCCCTAGTCAATTTCATAATCAAATCCTCCTTAAAATGGGCGCTTCATAGGGCTTGCCTTTGCAGTGAACCCGCCCTCTATAAATCTTTCTAACTGGCTTAAGC